GTTAATATCCTCTGCTTTTAATACTATATTCCCTGTTTTAGAGTTAACACTTTCTACTGGAACTTTTATATTTTCAATTTTATTAGTTAATGAATTTAAATAATTATCTATGCTTTTATTAATTTCTTTTTGATTTCCACCAGAAATTTTAATAAAGGCTGTATTAGAATTTTTTATATCTGAATCCCATTGTAATACACTTAATTCTGCTGTTACATTAGCAGCATTTCCTATAGCTGCACCAATTTCATATTGCCAACTAAATGGGCCTTGTGTAGCTGGTGGATAATAATCTCCATAAGTACCACAACTTGCATAACCATATAATATTTCTCCTTCGTCTGGATCAGTTGCGAAAAGTCCTATTTCACATATATACATAGCTTCAGTTATATCTTTATTAGTCACATTTCCAACTATAATTGCACTTTTAAGTTTTGGCTTTGCTGTTATAGATGTTATAGGTACATCTAGTTTAGGATCTATAAGTTGTGTTAATGTTGCTGGGTTTTGTGTACCAATTTGCCCTCCACCGACTTTCATTTTAGTAAAGTGTATTTCTTGTCCAGCTTGTGCCTTTGCATATAAAGCCATTCCCTTATACGTAATGGCCATATTTTTAAACAATGCCATTGTTATAGTCTCCTTCCATTTTTATAGTAGATTTATTTCTTTCTTGAACAATCATCCATTGATATTGTTCAAATTTTATAGTTTCTTTTGGATCATAACTCATATTAATTACTTCTTGCTTCGCTGTTGCAACTAACATTCCTGAATATGATGTAAAATCTATTATGGATTTTCCTATATAATTAACTCGTACTCCTTCAGGCTTTGGAACTATATAGCCATGCTGAATTAAATCAGTTCTGATCTGATTTACATAGCCAGTGATATAAGCATTAAAGCTCATATCTTGATTATCTTGTATTTGCAAACCTATATCTTTAAATATATTGCTCCATATTTCATATATTTGTGGAATTGTTCCATCCCACATATTCATTGCAACCTTAGCTTTTAATACCAATCTATAAGTTTCATCATCTAAAACTGGATTATGATTATTTAATGGTTGAAATGTTAATACTCTTTTTCTTCCTATAACAGTTCCTAAAGTATCTAATTGCTTTCCTATAGCATTATCTATATCAAAATTTATGTCTATAGATTTTATAGACATATAAGCATGGTCTACTATAGTAAGATTTTTACTTAACCAAGATATAAATTTAGGCTTATCTCTATGCTGTGATGTTATATTATCTAAATAATTATTTATGGCCATAACATCATCCTCCTAAATTACATTTGCAATAATGTAATTTATATTTCCTCTACATACTTCATTAAAATTCATTTTTATATCTTCTAGATTTTGTTCTTCTCCATGTCTTGCAGCTGTGATGGATGTTATAGAAAACATTGGATTCATTAAATTTGGCATAGCTTGTAATGCTACTCCCCACAATGCAGAAAGAGATAGGCTGCTACCTATCTCCATAGAATTTAAATATTTTTGTAAATTATTTTTTATATCTTCTGTTGTTTGAGTTGTATATCCATTTAACTGCTTTATATTTATTGTTACATCTATATCTACATATGTTGGCCTAAAGAATCTTATAGGTGTTGTTTGTCCCTTAGAATCTATTATATTTATTGTTACATCTCCATTTGTAAAGCATCCAATTCCTTTATGCTTCCATACTGCATTTGCTATATCCTTATTTTCACCACCTTCTACAACAACGGTTATGCTATGTGGTGGTAATCCTAATTCATCTATATTATTTGTATCATTTTCGTATGTTTTACTTCTTTTAACATTTTTAATTTGTGCTACAGCCCCTGAAGTTCCCTCTAACATTGTTAAACTTGCTTGTGCAGTACTTTGACTTTGCCTTACTCTAAGTTTTGAATCATCCTCTACATATGAACCTAACTCTGCACTAACTTCATTATAGCAACCATTCCAACCATATGTTGGATTATATATTGTTGTTAAATCTCCTGGGTTTGCAACTATAGGACCAGGAATATCACATGTGGCCATAACTTCAATTTGTTCTTTTTCTGGAATTATAAAGCTTACTGGTAGATTCCATTTTATATTTCCTCTATCTAATACTATTCCATTTTTTATTTCTGTATCTTTTAGTCCAGTTATAATTACTGGACACTTACTATACGTATGAGGTTTTCTTTTTATACCATTTATTTTTACTATGCTATCTAAGCCACTTCCTATAGCTACATTAGGACCACGATTATTATAAACTTCCTGCGCTACTTGAAATGCATCATATATTTTTTCACTTACTGTTGCAATCCATTGGTAGTCCTGACTATCTTCTTTAAGATATATATCTTGGCCAAAAATAGATTTTGCATCTTCAATTAACTTTTCTCTTATATCTAAATAAGTTGGCATATGAAAACCTGTTTTATCTATATACGGGCTGAAATAAGTCACTTATAAATTCCTCCTCTCTACAAATTTTCATCTATTTCAATATCACCATATTGAGTTTCAATATTACAGTAAAAACTATACTTTCTATTTTCAAAAGTACTTTCAAAATTTTTTATTGCTAATACTCCTGGTGTTTTTATTATTCGCTCTTTTATTAAACTATCTATTATTATTAAATTATTTAATGCCCCTGATGTACCTAAAATTCTTTGAAATAATGGTAGGCCCTCTTCTGTATTCTCCCACCATTCACCTTTTAACAACTTTAAACGTGTTTCTACTGCTTGTGCCACTGCATATTTACCATATGTTATATTTTGCTGTCCTCTTCCAAAGCTATAATCTCCATTAATATCTAACACTCTATATCTCATTACATCACCTCTTTGATGTTTCTATGATATTAACTTTATTTCCTACAATGTTAATATCATTATCTTTTAGTTCGATATAAGCATCACCTTTTTTATTTCTTATTTGCATAGAATCAACTGAGTAATTTTTTATTTTATTAGGTTGTGACCATATTCCTAGAATTGCAAATGCATCTGATAGATCATGGCGCCTTAATTCCAATTGATTTTGTATTCCTCCATAAGTAAACCATGCATCTATACACATGTCTGAAAATATAACTAAACACTCGTCTCCTGCATTAATAGGTATTGTTATTGAATATCCCCCAGCATGAGGAATTACTATAGGTACATCCAATAAAGGTGAAATTGTTACCCATTCATTAGCTCCAGTTTCTTTTCTTACTAATTCTCTTAAAGATATTTGGACAGTTACAGTCTGTTCTGTTGAATTAAAATTTTGTATTATTCCAGGACAAGCTACTCTTAAAGCACTTTTCCATCCGTCACCCATAGTTCTAAACATCTCATTTTCAGAACCTATTATTTCACTTACATTTATATTTCTCATAGAATCACCTCTAGCTTACTAATTTGAAACTGTTGGGATAACCCCGCCAACTTGAGAAATAGTTTCAAATTTTACATACCAATCATTTCCTCTTGTATCACCGATATATTCAATTTTAATCACTCTATATATTCCATCTTTGTCTAATGCTCTAATTAATGTAGGATTATTGCTCTTTGAATCTTCTTCAGATGGTCTATTATTTGCACTAGGTGGTAACCCTTTGTCTGAATCAGCTAGACACTTTGGTCTACCTATTTTATAACTACCATATAATTTTTGATATAATACCTGGTCTTTTGGTGCAATACCTTCATTGCCTGCTGCTGCATATATATGTCCATTACCAGCATATATAGCTACATGATAACAACTACTTCCTTCTCCCCAAAATACAATATCTCCTGGAATTGCTGCACTTTCTTCAATAAACTTACCATTATTCTGAACTTCAGCATATTGATTATATGTTATATCCACAATATCTAATCCAGCTACTTTATAACATTGCTTTACAAAACTTGAACAATCCCAATATGTTATACCATTTATAGTTTGTCCTCTATAATCCATAGAATATTGGACCTTAGGATCATCACATATTTTCTTAGCTTCAGCAATAATTTTATCTCTAGTAGCATTATTTGTACTAACCCCACCACTTGGAACTGTATTGGAAGTGTTAAAATCTATTCTTTTAGCTCTTACTAAACTATTATCTACATGGATTAAACTGTTCAATTTTATTTGTGGATTCAATAAACATTGCCCTGATATTCCATACTCTGTTTGCTCTGGAGTACCTACAAGTCCGGAATTAGGACTTAACTCAAAAATTTCATCTTTAGGCAAGTCTTTTAAATTAATTAAATTTATACTTCCATTATCCATGTAATAGTGTAGGCTATTACTTTTTGCTATTTGCCTTAAATAGTCTGAGGATTTACCAAAGAATACTTTACCTCTAGTTAATGTTTTATCCTTTAATGCATCTGAAATACTTCCTAAATTAACAGGACTACTCGCTTTATTGGCTATGTGATTTACCATACTTCTTTGTGTTTGACCTCTTACTATAGAAAAATTTGATACATCAAAGTTAATTGCTCTATCTCCATCAAGTGCAATTATAGTAAGCTTAAATGTGTTTGCCTCTTCTTTTTCACGTATACATTGTAAGATGTCTCCATCAAAGATTAATCCAAACTGACTACCCTCATAACCAGCTTCTATAGTTACCCTGACTCCACTCATTATTATTGTATTTTCTGTCTGGACATTTAAGTTGTATACTGCAATTTCTAAAATATTGGGCTCCATTAAAATACTTTTTTTTGCATTAAAAATGCAATGTAACTTAGATATATCAAGTCCATTGCCACTACTATCACTTACTGTTATTCTATATTTTCTACCAAATAAATAGTCACCATACTTTTTACTACCCTTTACAACTTGATAATTAGTTGATTCTATAACTAATCCTTGATCTAAATTTGCACTATCTCCACCAGAACTACCTGTAAACTCTTTAAAGTATTCTTTTGCCTTCTGTTGTCTTCTATCTAGGTGTGCAAGACTTGCATTAGGTCGTTCCCAACAAAAACACATGGCAGATGTTAAATCATCTATACCTCCTTTCCCATCCATAAAATTTGAATGAGATAAGTAACTTCCCATATCTATCCATTGGAATGTTGCTCCTGTATTCCCAACCTTTCCTGATAGTTCTGACCATAGGAAATTTAATTGATGTTTTAAATCTGTACCATATCTTTCGAGTTGAGTTCTTCTTTCAAAACTCCATTGACAAAGACCAAACCCAATTCCATTACCTTCTTCAATTAGATTTAAATCAAATCCACTCTCTGCGTATATGTTACCCATAACAGCAGCAACGGACTTTTCCGGTAAGTTTTTATTTCGTAAGAAGTTCCATACAGTTTTTTCTGTACTCATTCTGTATCACCCCAAACTAAAATAAATTTTTCTCCTAGATTGTATTCATTAGGTCTATCATCACTAATATTTATATCTAGTTTTACTATATATGCAGAACCAATGTTTAAATAGCTATGTTGTTCTAATATGTTTAATCCACAAATCAAAGGAACTGAATGTATCAATTGTTTTTTATTTTCATCTTCTAAATCCATTTCCCAACATTTCTGTTCTGTATTGTATCTTAAAAAGAAAAATAATTTAACTTTCTTTTGATCTATTGGTATAGTTGCAGTAAAAGTTTGATTTGGAGCTGATGTTAAGGGCACTATATACATATAACCACCTCCTAGTTAAACAATCTTGAAAGTAAACTTTTATCAGCTTCTTTCACTCTTTGTTCACCTTCATTTGTAGTTGATGACTTATGTGGTCTTTCTGATATCTTTACTGTTGCTACATTTACTACAAATATTTGCTTTAATGTAATTGTAGCTCTTAAACCATAAGTTGTTTTATTATCATCTGTGGAACTTATGGTTTCTATCATCATGTTTTTATAAGTACCTAATTTGGTAACTATTGTTATTGGTAATCTTTGTGACTGTAATTCTCTTAGTTTTTTGTAAGCACTTACTGAACGTGAACTATTGTCACTATATTGTCCTTGTAGATAACTTTGCATTACATCACTCATGCCTATATCAAAAGTTAGCTTATTAGGTTCTTCATAAGCATGATCGCTTATATCTGCACCTGTTTGTATTGGATGTGAAGTAATATTTATGGATGTGTTATGTTGAGTCGAAAATATTGCATCAAAATATAGTTGTTCTTTACCAGTATCAAAATATGTTTTAACTATTTCACTCATTTTAAAAAACACCTCCTAAATTTCTTTGATGAATTCCTGTAAGATTTCTATTTACTTCATTTGCTGTCACCTTAGGATCTCCACTTCCATATACATTAATTACATTATTATTATCAATTTTATTGTTACTAGTATTTGTTTGATTTGATGTACTTCTATTTGTTACATAACTTTGAGGTGCATTTCCATCCTTACTATTCTTATTAAAATATTCTACTTTCTCTGCTATATTAACTCTTTTATCTTTATCTTTAAAAAATCCAAATGCATTTCCTATCAAAGATTTACCACCTTTTATAAGTTTAAATAAATCCTTAACCAATTTTAATGGAGCCATTAAAACTGAAGCTATTTTTTCTATAATATTTGCAACATTTTTACCCTTTTCTTCAAAGAATCCAAACACACTATCTATTATAGATTTACCACCTTCAAATACTTTAAATAGGAATTTCATGGCTTTAATAGGCCCAGCAAATACTACTGCACCTATTTTTTTTATAAATTCTATTGCACTTAATCCTTTATCTTTAAATTTATTAAAAACATTTCCTATAACAGATTCGCCACCACGTAAAAAAGTAAATAAATCGTCTATTACTGCAATAACTCCTATAATTGCACCAAGTGGTCCAGCTAAAATTGCAGCTGCTATTAACCCTATGATTTTAATTATATTTTTAATTGGTCCTGGTATTTTATCTATTAAATTAATAATAAACTTTATAAATTTAGATATTATGCTAAAAATAGGTGTTACTATTTGCCCTATCATTAAAATCCCTCTAAGTATTATACCTATTGTAGAACCTAGTACCTTCCCAATGTAAGGTACAGCTTTTAGTAATCCATCATTAAATTTATGCAATCCATTTTTTATTTTTAAAAGTGGCCCTGCGCAATACTTTAATATATAACTTCCTATCCATTTAAAAGTTAATCCTAAAATCTGTTTTCCTCTTTTAAATTCTAAGTTAAGGCTTTTAACTACTTCTATATTATCTTTAAATTCTGGTGGTAATCTTAGTTCTTGAGAGTCCTTCATGAGTTGATTAAACTGTTTCATTAGTGTTGGACTTAACCATAAGTCTTGCATTGAAACACCTAGTGTTTTTAAGGCACTATCTACATCCCTAGCAGTTTCTTTTGTGGTCCATAATTGCCTTGCAATTTTCTCATATCCAATATCATCATTTCCAAGTTCATTTAGTGATAAAAACAACTTCTTACTTAAAGTTGTAACTGTAGCTATTGCTCCTGCAATCAACATAAAATTTCCTACACTTTTTAAGGAAAAACCTAGTATAGATTTACCACCTCTAACCGCTAGCTCCTCACTTGAGGTTTCAACACCTTTTAGTTCTCCTTTAGAATGATTCTTTAATTCTGTTAGGTTTTTCTTAGCTGTTAATATATCTTTAAATAATAAACCAAGAAAAGATTTATTATTATCTTTTCTTGGTTCTTTAACTTTTACAGTATCATCAATTTTATTGCTATCTTCTCTTTTTGCTGGAGTTTCTTTTTTATGTTGAGATTTATCCTTACTGTTAATTGTATCTTCTTTTGTATCTTGTGTTTTTCTCTTTTTAGGGCTTTTATTTTTTACCTCTTCATTACTAGATTTTAATTTTTTATATGCTTTTTCAGCGCCTTGTATATCTTTAAGTACAGTATTAAAAGGTTTCTGTAATTCTGGGAATAGTGTACCTAAGCTTGTAGATTTAAACAAAGAAAAAAGGTTTTTTATTGTTTCATTTGTCTCTAGAAAACCTTTATTACTTTCTTTATTAAATTCTTTTATTCTTTCCTCTGTTCCAGTAATAGAATTCTCTGCATCTTTTACAGAGTTATCATCCACCTTAAAACCAAAGCCTATTAAATATTGTTTAATTAAATCTAAGGACACTTATTAAAACACCTCCTTACAGTTCTCTTTCTAGCGCTTCATGTGCTCTTCTTTCATTCTCTGCTGTAACTTCTAATATTTCATGTGCATCTAATAAGTCATCTAATGTGTATGTTCCATCCCACAATTCATATTGTTTCCACATTCCTGATATAACTGGAGCATATAAAAAAGCATCTACATTACTGAATTGAGCGGGGATATAGTCAATCCCTTGACTAGTGAAGTCAAGGGACTTCCGTCGAAAAAACCACTTACATTAAACATTAACGATTGTACAGTTAATTGCATTACCAATCCAGTGTCAAACTCTATATCCATAACCCCAAAATTTCCATACTTATCAAGTACTTGCGCTGGACCTGCAGGTAATATTTCTTCCACTGATTGTAAACAGTTATCTTGTATATATCTAAATTCTTCTTCTGGTAAATTAAAAATAGAAGATATTACATCTGCTAGACTCACATCTTTCAAATCAATATCTTCTAAATTACTTTCATTGTCAATCTTTATATTTTTAAATATTGGTGTTACTATCTTTATAAATTTATATAACATATATGATCCTGTTCTTGCATTCATTTTTTTTAATCTAAATTTACGATTACTTATTTCTATATCTTTATATAAAATAGGCTTTTCCATTTATAAACCCTCCTAGAATTCTAACTTTCTGTTATTTCAGCTACCATAAGATTCCATGTTACATGTTGTCCTTGTGCTTGATATGGTCTATCAGCTAGTTTTTGTGGTGTAACTCCTGTACAAGTTGTTGTATCTCCTAAATTTGATGATTTTATAGTTAATGTCATTTTTGCAAATTCAGATGAATTCGCTATATCTACATAGTTATACCAACGCAATAAATATTTGTGAAGTTCTGATGTTTGTTGCATTGTAATGGATACTGTTCCATTTTTACCAGCAATTTTTGTTATCATTACTACACCATCTGCAGCTACATCTTGTGCTGACTTGTCATTTGCCATAGCAATTGCTATTGTACCAAGTCCAGCTCCAGTAGATGATGCAGCTCCTACACCTGGATGTGCAAAAGAACAAGTTACATCTTCAAAACTATAAGTTTTATATGCCATATATTTTACCTCCTATCTATTCACATAAACTTTTATATTAACAAATTCTATAGCTCCTGATAATTTCACCAGAATATAAATAGGTGGTGCTTTTCTTTCTTCCCTATCTGCTTGTGATTGTTCATCTATCGTATCAGATAGTATTACATAACCTCTTGGAAGTGTATCTCCTGTTTGAACAGTTAAAACACTTGCTGTATTCCAAATTCCAGGTGCAATAAATCCAATACTGCGAGCTTTTTCAAGTGGTGCAGTAATATGATTTAATAGATTATCCATACCTGGATCAGTTTGTGGTATTTTACTAGATGTTTGTAATGCATTAATAACTGCTGCTTGGATATTATTCTTTAAAATATCTAGATTTAGTACTTCATCAAATGGTGTTCCGTCTGCCATAACACCATCTTCAAACAAGTTATACACTGAACCTCTATTAATATATACGTTACAGTTATTATTCTTTAATGCTGTAACTTGTGTTCCTGTTAAATTCTCTGTTTTTACTCCTACTTCTTGTTTGAATTTTAATGTATAAGCAGAACTTGCAGTTTGTGTATTTGCTCCCATTGCATATCCAGCTATTGCTATTATTGCATCATCTACACTCGAATATTGTCCTATAGTTCTATGCATTCCATCCTTTTTTAAGGCTTCAATTACATTTCCTTCTACATTATTTAATACCTCTTCATCATTTGTTGTATAGGCATATATACTAGATGGCGTTGCTGAATCAATATATTTAGCTAGTTCAATTATTTCTGTTTTACTAACTCCACAAACATAACCTATATACCACTCTTGATTTTTTTCTCTACAAGCTGTCATAGCTTCTACTGCACTTTCTCCACCTTCTTTATCCCAAACACCAATAGCAATTTTACTTGGCTTAGGGCTTTGGGAAAAATATAATTGTGCTGCTAAATACTCAGGTTCTTTTCCTTTCCATCCATCTGCACTCATATCACCTATTTTTGAATATGTTTTTACTCTATTTTCTTTTTTTATTATTTTTGATGTTCCTACAATAAGTGCTAAATTAAAACCACTTCTAACCGCACTTACAGGACCAACACTGAGTGATACATCAACTGCATCACTTAAAGGTAATGTCATAGTCACCCCTCCTATTTATTATATTTAATTTCAACACTTGCACTTTGGATATAAGGTACTTTATTTTCCCTTATAACTGCTTCATTAAATGTTGCTGAAAAATCTGTTCTTTCCCACCATTGGCCATTATAATATTCTGGCAATCTAACAGGCATAGGTACATCTGTTACAAGAAATAAATTCTTTTTCTTAAATTCCTTCATATAATCATAATCAAAGATTAAATGCCGAATAATATCGGCATTATCATACGAATTAGGACCATAGAGTGTCCAGTTTATTTTGTGTACACGAGTATAACCTGTTTCTTTTCTAGCATAAGCTTTATCTTCCTTGTGTGGATCATAGCAAATATTCTGCTCTCTTGCCATTGCATCATCTACTGGTGTTATTCTTATAAAAATAATATCTTCATCTTTTTTCCACGATGGAGCACCTCCACTTGGCCATGCTATTCTGACTTTGTTTTGATTTTTCTTTTTAGATAAATCTATATCTAACATTTTACAAGTTGTATCATAAAAAAAATCTTCTATTTCTCTAAGTTTTAATACTTGATCCATTAGCAACTCACCAATCTCATACCTATAGCATAATAATATCCATATTGACTATAATCACTTACCTGGTATATTTTATATCTTTCACCTTGCCACTCTATTTCATCACTAGTACCTTCATTTATTTCTTCATCATTTTCATTGTTTAATGCATGTGTTGTATATATCTTATTTGTACTGTGTATAGATATTTCTCCACCTACACGATCACCTTCAGGAATCATTTCAATTTCTTTGGGTTTGGCTGGTGTTATAACACCATTCATTTCAATTTCTTTTTCATCTTCTTCAAATCTACCTCTTACCCATTCACCTGATTTCCTAAAAACTTTAAATTGCTGTGAAAACCTAGGATCATTAACAATTCTTGATACATTTATCACTAAAAATCACCTTCTTTAATTACATAAGTAATGCTTTTCCTTAAATCACCCTTATCTATTAATGGCTTATCAGAACCTTTTCTTTTTATTGTATCTTCACTATTCTTAGCCCAATTATTAGCTGGATTATCAAACCAATCTCTCGCTATATTTTGGCCTTGAAGTCCAACTTCATTTAAAGCTACATCTATTTCTTTTCCATCTAATGCATCTAAAAGACTTTCTTTCATTAATTCTGCCATTTGTTCCTTACTATTCTCCATTGCAGGTTGTAAAATTGGTCTTGGTGGTATATTCCACAAAGGACTACCATTTTCATGTACATATAATTCATGTGCTCTACTATAAGGTACACCATCTTCCAAATCATGCTGCATAGCCTGTCTCATGGACATGTTTCTTGCACCATTTGTGTGTATATACATTAGTTGTGCATTAGTAACTTTATCATCTGAATGTTGTGTATTGTCAGGAACACCAATACACACATTTTCCTTTGCTAATTCTTCTAGTGATTTTTTTATATCTGCAGTTAAATCCTTAGTTATACTAAGACTTGTAATTCCATTTAACATAAATACATCTCCTAATAGACATACATTCCACCCTTTCCAATTAATCTACCTAGTGATGCTAATTGTTGCCCATATGTTGTTAATTTCCATCCTGCCCAACCATCAATTCCACTTGCTATTGTAGAATAATCTGTGCTTACAGATACATTTCCAACACTAATTGATGTATCTAGTCCTTTAGCTTTTCCAGCTTCTAAAACTCCTGCTGCTCCACTCTCTGGATTTGCTACTCCCTGTAAATATAAAGTACAGAAATGCGCTATAAAAAAGCACATCCCTACTTTCCAGTAACTGTGCCATCTATTTTCTTTTACACTTGCATGTGCCAAGTCTAAATACATATTCATAACTAATTCAGGTACTACATAAATACCATCTTTATTAGGTCCAAATTGAGGATATACATTATAGAAGTCTTCCAATGTAAATGGTGGATTAGTGCCAGTCTTTATATTACTGGCACCACTTATAATTGAATTGTAGCTCACTTAATCACCTCTATTTTTTATCCTTACCTTTTCCTTTTGCTTCAGGTTTATCTTCGTTACTTTCAGTTAAAGTTTTTTCTTGTTCATTATTATTCTTTTTTTCGCCATTTTCAACGGCTTTTAATTGTTTTCTATTTTCTATTACAGATATACTGTCATCTTCTTTTGCTAGCTTAAATAACAATGTACCTTCTATCCAATCAGGCATTTCCTTCATTTCTTGATTTCTTATATTAGCTTCTTCAGTACCATTTATAAATTTAAAACTCTTTTTTGAAAATATTACCATAGTGTCCTCCTTATAATAAAAGGCAATAAAAAAAGTTTTAGTTTAAACCTAAAACATTACTATTGCCTTCTATTTAATTTTTATTTATTTTTTATATTCCATCTACATATAATGCACATTGTGTATACATCCACTTAACTTGTCCTATGTTTGCAACATATGGTGTATAGTAAGCTAAATCTTTTGCTGATGTTTCTGTAAAAACTCTTGTCATTGGAACAAGTATATCTATATGCACTCTATTTTTAGCATTTACATAAGCAACCATTCTGTCAGTTTTACCTGTACCTGAACCTAAACACCACTTACATGGATCTATTACTAAATCAACTCCCTGATTTTTAGCTATATTATTTTCTAATATATAGTTTAATAAAGATATGTTTCCTGCTTCACTTACTTTTCTAGAAACTAAATAAGTATAATTTTGTGGTGTTATCAAAATATGATTAGCCATTCCTGTTAAATCATATTCACTTTGCTCCCAAGTTTTTGTTATTGCTTGATTTATATCATCTAATATTTCATCTGGTGTTTTGTTCTTCCAAGTAGTTTTACCACTTGCTCCAGTAGTAGCAGTAATGGCACTTATTACTGGATTATTAACTAATCCATATACCTCATCTTCTGGAACTCCTTCATATACCATATAATCTAAAGTTTTATTATAATTTAACTTTATACCATTATCTAACATTTCATTTAATGATCTTCCAATTCCTTGTAGCTTTTGCTGATCTATAAACGGTATTTTTAAAACATTACTCCATGCATATACCTTCCATAAATCTTTATTTACACTACCTTGAACTATAGGAATATTGTTTGTTTGTCCTCTCATTAGACCATTTTCATTACCTCCTGTAGTTCTGTAATCTGCAAACATATTGGAAGTAGATTCAGCCCAACCACCACCAGTATTCGCTACTATATCTCTCATCCATGTAACACTTGTTAATGGTTCATTTAGTGTATTGTCTCTTTTTTCTAATTCACCTACTAGAAATGCCATTCCTTCTCCTGCTGCTGCTTCATCCATAGCAACAGCTCCAAATTTAGGACCATACACCTGATTATCAAATGAACTTATTCTACTTGATTTATTATAATTAGATACCATCTATATCACTCCTATTCCTACATTGTCCTACTAAGTATAGTTACTTCTGCAACTCCATTAGAATCTAAATCACCTGTTGTAAATCTAACATTGGAAAGTTCAATTGTATGTGCTCCGTCTGCTTCTGCTTCAAATTCTCCAACTACTCCTTTTGCTTTAGCTTCATTTGGGGATATCCTAATATATACCTTTCCATTTGGTGTTGGATTACCAATATTAACTTTTATACATATACTTCCTCTGTTTAATACATCTGTTCTTTCTTTATCTTCATATTGAGAAGTTCCAGTTAAATAGTTTGTTGACTGCTTAACTTCTCTTACTGCAATTCCAACAAAATCTGTAGCAACGTTAGACTCTGAAAATGCAGAATAACTATTATTACTATTTAATACTACTGGTGCACCAAATTTTATTATTCCCTTTGACCTTCTATTTGTAACTACTGCATCAATGCTTCTTGAAATTGCACCTGGATAACCATAATTTAATTTTTTACCTATAACTGCTCCTGGCATATTACTTTTCCTCCCTTAAATTAGCATTATATTTTCTTGCTATTTTATCACCTAATTCTTCATATTCTTTTGCTTTTTCATCGGCTGTTTTTTGTTTTTTAGATTGTGAATCTTTTGCATGTTGTTTCTGGCTTTTTAATATATCTGCATATCCATTATTGGATTTTTTAACAGTATTCTTCTTAAACTCTGAAATTAATGAGTCACATGCTTTTTTTCTTTCTTTTGGATCTGCTATATTAGCTATAATAGGCTTCATAGTATTTAATGCCCTTATAACTGCTGCACTATCATTTGAAACTATTTCTGTTTCATTATCTTCATTTGGAACCTCATTTCCTTCATCCATTTCTATTGTTTTACTTTCATCATCATTGCAAGAGTCTTTTTTTATTTCATTAATGAATTCATCAATGGCTTCTTCTGGAGCTTTTTCTTTTGGATTTGCTAACTGCATAACTATATCTGTTAATTTTTCCACTTGTTGTGCTAATGATGCTATTTGTGAATTTTCTCCACCTTCATCATTAGATTGTTGAGTTTGAATATTACTTTCTTTCTTTTCTTCTTTAATTTCTTCTCCATCACAACTTTGTCTTTCTTTCATTAATTCATCTATTGTATTTGCTATTTCCTCTGGTTCTGCATCAACTGCATAGCTTTTAAATCCAACTGCTTGTAAAAAGCTGCCTATTGGACTCTTTTTATATGGTATTTTAATTTTGCTCATTTTCTTTTCCCCTTCCATTTCCTTATTTGAATCTTTTATTGATACAAGCCTTCCAGCTCTTCCAGCTTCAACAACAGCTACATGGTTACCACGTATATCTGTTTGATTAAATGTTCCATTGTTATTCTCAACATATATGCAATCATACCCACATGAAACTTCACGTTTGCCATCTAATACTTCATTGATTAATTTTTTATCATAAATTATTAAATCTGCTAATAGTAAATCTTTATTAAAATTTGATTGCCTAACATTTTGAATTGTACCCTTTGAATACCTCTGTGCATTTTCAGGAGTCAATAAATTTGGTGGATGTTCATCCGTTACAAGTTTACCTTCAAAACTTGCTATAGCTTTATCTGAGAACACCTCTTCTGGACTACGATAAACTTTTATTTTTTCATTTAATCTATCTTGTAATCCAATTTCCCTACCTAAGTATTCATATTCTCCAGTTCTTGAAATAGGTACATTATGACAAATCAAAAAACCTTCTGGTGTTTGAGTCATATTAAGACTAAACCTAGATCCATAAAATGCTTTCATATATACTCACCTCCTTTCAATATTGTTTTATACTTAACTAAAGAATCCACCCCAAATTAATATTGCAACTTCTATGCCTGTTGCAACTAAGCTTGTTAAAAAATTATATTTATCTGTTCTTTCTTCACCATGTTTAGCTAATGACATTCCTAAACTAAGACAAAGCAAAACTATTATAATTATTTGTGGTATCCCCATATTCCCATCTCCTTCTTATATTTTTAAAAAATAAAAAAGCCTTATTAACTATACTAAGACTTTTTATGATTAAAACTATTTTATTTTAATTGATATATTACTAATTCCTGTTTTATTTAATTCCTCTTCTAATTTATCTACTGTTATATTATTCATGCCCCAATTTTCACCAACTAAATTAAATCTAATTTTACTATTTTTCTTATTATATAAACTTATAATTTCTTCTGGTGTATCAGCTTCATATATATGCTCTATACTACCAGCCTTTTCAATATATCTCATATTTAAAACCACCTTACATTATTTTTTCAAATTCTAATCTTGTCATTGTTGTAACTTTTCCATTGTAGTAAACTTTATGTGGCCACTTTACAAAATCTAACCTTACTATTGGTTCAGGATAGCACCTACAATTATAGATATTACCAGCATGATAATATCCTACATTCTTTTCATTTATTAATACTTCTGGACTAGGTGGATTATCCCAACATACTAAAACATTATTCATATGATCATGTGAACTTCTAACTCTTTGGTCGTTTGAAGTTCTCCAATTATACCACCTAATGCCTATATTCTTACACCTAGATTCTGTTAATGCAGTACTTGTTTTACTTACTTCTGTTCTAGCTATTAACTTAGCTTTATATTCAAACATATATGGTACTTTTTTTTCTAAATCTTTTGCTATTTCTTCAGACCTTCTACCTTTAAAAGTTTCATTTTTTATATGTTCTGTTAATTGTTCTGATATACCTATAGGCATACTTTTTATTATTTTTGCATTTCGATCTATTTGTTCTTTTACATATATTCCAATAGGACCATGTAATTCATTTTTTAATGCTTTATATATTCCTTGTCCTTTGCTATTTACTCTTGCTGCCTCTCTCCATGTACGACCTGCATCAGAGAATAAACTTGTTACCATCTTTAAAGCCACACTTTCAGCATATTGATTGAATTCAGGACTGTTAGAAATTCTTTTTAATTCTCTTACAATCTCATAACTAGTTGTAAATCCTATCAAATTTTTACTTATACTTTTTGAAAGTTGTTTTAATGCCCTTTTATATTTCTCTTCAATTTTTCTTTTAGGTTTCCATAAATCTTTAGCTGTATTTTTAGTTGGTACCATAATACACCTCATATACATATACTCTATTGAATTTAAATATCATCATTTAAATTCAATATATTTTCTTCATTGGGTAATGGCATATCACCTATAGTATCAAGATCATCATCTGCTTTTGCTATATCTTCATCTGTTATATTTGTAAACATTCCAGTTGTATCAGACATTTGTTTTAATTCTTTTAATGCAGTCTTTTGGCTTATTATTCCTGCATTAACAACATTAATAATTGCATTAGTTTTTTTATCAACTATATTTGCAAGTTCATCCTCGGATTGATTAGCTATAGGATTAAATGTCCAATCTAAATCATCTGGAATATATCCAAACTCACTCATAAACATTATTGGTAACATTTTATCAAATATTGGCCCTAGTTGAGACTCTTGTTTCTGATCTATTAAATCATAATAATTTTGCATATCGCTTTCACCAGTAGCACTTAATCCTGCTGGACTTCTACCAAATAACTTAGTTACTGGTATTTCTGCTGCTCCTGAAATATCTAACATAAAACTTTGATAGATATCATTTAGTCCTGCAAAAGTATACTGATGTGTTTGAAAATCATCTTCCTTATTCATAACACACATTCCCATGTTATTCATTAGTTGATTTTGCATAGAAAGTACATTATACAATTCTATTTTAGACTTTTCATCACCTATTGCTAACATCTCTCCTAAATCTGACATTTTATATACTCTTAAATTTGCTAAAAATATCAATTGAGCTATATTCCAACTAGTATTGTCCCTTTTCTTTAATTCATCAAAAACAACTTCTACTTCTGATGCACCCCAATTATTTTCTGCATATCTTTCTAAGTAAGGTAATTCTCTACCAGTAAATCTAAGTACTCTACTATGGTGCACTTTTATGCTATCGCCACTTTCAAGAAACCACTGATAATATTTAGGAAGTCCAAAATCAGGACTTGATATATTATCAATTATTTCACTTGATGGAAATAATCCTGACCACCTATCACTTACTATCAAACCTTTAAATGCACCAGGCATAATTGAATCATAGTCTAGTGGTTCATCTAATATATTTTCATGTCCTTCAATTATTACAACTGCTCCTGCTCCACCATATAACCTACCCCATTTTAATGCTTGTAATATACTTTTCTTTATTCTAGTAGTGCGTTGTAACTTATCAAACCTTTTTATTTGTTCTGGTTCTAATTGTGTGGTTATATTTATCCAGTTCTTACACATATCTTCTGGAATACAATCAATTATTTTTCTTATAATCCAATGTGATCTATACAAGCTATTCATTAGATTGTAGTCTTGTGTTAATCTCGTCATTGGATATTCAGTGCTTTCTAATAAATTAGGAGTTCCAAAGCCAAGCCTGGCTAATGTATTAGTAAATGCATCCATTGTATAGTTAGAATTTCTATTTTTAGGATTAGTCGCTTTTCTATTCTTAGCCTTCTTTTTTGACATTAACTTACCTCCTTTCTATTAAACAATAAAAAAAGCCAACATATTCTAAATGCTAGCTTTTTTTATTGTTTAATATTCTATATACTGTAGATCTACTTAAATTAGTTTTCTTTACAATATCAACTATTTTATATCCTTCTTTATATAACATTTCTACTATATCTGCATTTTCATTTTGTTTATTAGGCCTTCCACCATTTCTGCCCCTAGCCTTTGCACTTGCCAAACCCTCCTTAGTTCTTTGAGATATTAAATCCCTTTCAAGTTGACTTAAACCACTCATGACAGTTAATAAAAAATCATTATATGGATTATCTGATGTAGTGTCTAACCATGTATCTTTAATACTTTTTATTGCAGCTTCTTTTTCTTTTATTTTATCTATAATACTTAATAAATCTTTTGTACTTCTACTTACCCTAGTTAAATCTGTAATTATTACTGTATCACCACAACGTAATTCATCTATCATTTTATTAAGTTGTTCTCTATTTATTTTTGTACCTGTTATTTTTTCCTGATATATATTTCTTGGATCTACACCATATTTTATTAATGCATCTATCTGTCTATCTAAGTTTTGCTCTTGTGTACTAACTCTTGCATATCCTATTAACAATATAATCAACTCTTTTCTTTATTAATTAATTATATTGTATCATAAACGTATCAAAATTAAAATAGTTTTTGATACGTTTTAAGATACACTTTTGATATTAATTAAGCCTTATTTTTAAATATATTAGATAATGTGTCATAAACATTCGTTTTTGAAACATTATCGTGCAAGCCTTCTAGGTTTAATTATTGTCTTAACAAAATACCTTAATGCATCTGCTCCATGGTCATTTTCCTTGACTGGTTTTTCTTCTCCACGTTGGCAAGCCTTTTCATCCCAGACATAACTTAATATATCTCCTAAACTTCTTTTGCATTTCTTTTTTACAACTTTAATTCTTCCTTGTTGAATTAAAGTAGCTGTCATTCTTATTCCATCCAGTACTTCATTATCAGCTGCCTTTATTCTGTAACCTCGATTTCTCATTTCAGCTTTAAATGATGCAGCACTTGGGTCTAATATTATTGCAACTGGTGATGGTCCTTCTTTGATAAATTCTTCTAAGTCATCACCATATTGTTTATCTGTTTTCTGTGCCATTTTTTCCTTACTGTCATAATAATATTCTCTAGTTACCCAAATATCAGTACCATCATCGTATATATCTAAAAATACAGTAGCATTTGTAGTACCATAATCTATTGCTATATATCTTCTTGCTATTTGTTGTAATCCTGATGGTAAATCTTCTTCTAGTATTTCATTTTTAATACTATCCCACATATCATAAATAGCACCCTCGGCCATAGCCCAGAGTCCTTGTATATACCTTTTGAAGAACACACCTACATACATACTTCTATAACGATTTTTAATTTTTTCTGTCAATGATAAATTATCATCCATTGTGAAATGTAAATATAAAAGATTCTTTTCTTTGGCCTTTAATATCCAATTAGTATAAAACCAATGTATAGGTCCATCTGGATTACAATTAAACCAAAATTTACTTCCTTCAACAGAGCAACGACCTGTACCTTGGTTTGCAAAACTTTCAGGCATTAATGCTACTTCATCAAAGAATATTCCAGCTAATGTTATACCTTGTATTAAATCATTTGAGCCTTCATCTTTACCACCAAATATATAAAAGTAATTAGTTTTTCCATTTCTAGTTATTTCAATATAATTGTCAGTTTTATGATCCTTATATTTATACCCTCGACTTATAAGCATTATTTTAAGCCAAAACCAAACATTACGTCTAAAACTACCTACAGTTTTACCACACATACCAAAGTTCTGACCATCAAAGTTTTCCATAGACCACATTATAAAGCTTAAAGACATAGAAACAGTTTTACCACTTCTAATTGCTCCATCTGCAATAATACCATCTGCATCTTTAACTGGACTATTTTCAGTCCACCAATTTAAGACTTTCCTTTGTTTTTTTGAAAAAGGTTTAAACTTAAAGCTTAATTTATTTTTATTCTTCTTCTTCATCTGCCCAATCTTCCTGTGCTGTTCCATTTAATGCATTTATAAATCCATCATCTTGTACTGTTTCTTCTTCATCATCTATTGTTAATATTTTTATTTCTGCTTTAAGCTTTTCTATTCTTAACTTTTGTTCTTCTGTTGCTAAATCCCAATTCTTATGTAGTAACTCCTCATATGTCTTTATCATGCCTTCTAATGTTTTCATTGCTTTTGATTGTGAATTAAGAAATCTTTCTTGCTTATCCCAGGCAAACTGTAAAACATATTCGTATTCTTCTTCAGTAGAGTTAGTATTCGTTTTTTCAGTTTTTCTATTATTGCTTTTAACTTTAGATTTTTTTAATTCTTTAGTTAAATCCTTATGACTTTTTACATACATTATTTTTTGACTTCTTATTATGCTGGTAAAATGTATTTCTATATTAGTCCATAATATATCTAAAGTACCTAAGCCATTTTCTTGTATTTCTTTCATAATATTTTGCGTTGTTTTAGGAAGATATTTAGCTAAAAAGCCTTTATTATTAAATCTTTCTGGATTAATATATTCACCATGTTTAAAAGCATTTATATTGCCTTTTACTGCTCCACCCCCTGAATTTCCAATTGCATTTTTATTTCCTTTTGGAGCACCTGCTTTACTTTTTCTTATTCCTAACTTTTTATCCCACTTATCATTATTTTTCCACTTTCTAATATTTGCAGGATCTTCATTAAGAATAGCTGCTATTTCTTTAGGTTTTATTTTTCCTTCTTTATCTTTATAAATATTGAAAGCTAATTCTCTATTTTCCAATTAATCACCACCTAAAAAAATAAAGCCATGTATTTAAACATTGGCTTTTAATTTCTTAACTTCTCTTATTAATGTACTTTTACTTATTCCTGTTATTTCTGCTACTTCATTATAGCTTTTATCTCCACCATTTACAGTTAATAAACTTAATGCATGTTCTAATTGTTTATTACTATATTTTTGTGGCCTACCTTCTTTAAAACCTTCTTTTGTTTTTGCTATTGCCTTACCTGCTTGTGTTCTTTCAATTATCATTGCTCTTTCAAATTCAGCAAAAGCTAATAAATTTGTTACAATTAATCTTCCCATTGGTGTATCTTCTATTAATCCCATATTTAGTATATGGATTTTAACACCCTTATTCATAAGTTTATCTATATACTGTAGTCCTTCTTTAGTTGTTCTACAGAATCTATCTAGCTTAGTAACTACTAAAATATCTCCATCTTTTATTTCATTCAATATACTATTAAATATTTCTCTATCTTTAGCACCTGAATAACTTTCTTCTATTAATTTAGCAGTAGGATAATATTCTAATATTTTATTGCCTTGTTCTTCTATACTATTATTATCTACTTGACCTTTTGTACTTACTCTACAATATCCATAAATTTTACCCATTTTCATAACCTCACTTTTGAAACCAAGTTTTGACACCTTCTTATACATTGATTATACGTCTTTGTAATATCGGTGTCAATACTGTTAAGTTATGAAACTATAGCATTTTAAACAACTATTGACTTAGTAGCTATTAGCTGTTACTATATAGCTATGATATTTATTTCATTAGGAGGTTTAAAATATGATAATAACTAAAAACACATCTCTTCAAGATCTATTTAATGAATCAGTTAATACCTTATCCGACTTACAACCTGGAGAAATATTTATAGTAAAACAACTATTTAGAGGGTTTGAATGGGAACGTATAAGCAAGGGAAACCGCACTAAATTAGGTTCTATGTTCTTTAATTATGCAAATAGTGCTGGTTCAAGTATTATTCAACCATTAGGGAAAACACCTCAAAACCAACAACAATATAAAAAATTATAAAAAAGTACCTTCAATTGTGATTTTTTATTCTCTAATCATTAAATACTATTAAGTCATGATACTATAGGAGTACTTACAAATTAGTAAGTACTCCTATAGCTTTGTAATATTTTTTTTAATTCTAAGTTATATTCTTTTACAAGTGCATCATTTTTTCTTTTAATATTTTTATAGATTTCTTGAATTGTCATGCTTACATTTATTACACAATTTCTTATATTATTGACTTCATAAGACATTTTATCAAATCTAAATTGTCGTTCAAGTAAGCATTTTATAAGATAAAGTCTTTGCGATATATTTTCAATATCTTCAAGAATATTTGTAGATTGTAATAATTCATTGCTTAAATTTGAGACATCCTCATAATTTGATATTTCTTCAAAATTTGATACTGTATCTGATATTATTTCAAGTTCTCTTATTGGTATAATAAAATTTTTTTCTATTTCCATTTTTATTTCTTCCTTTCTTTTTTTTCTTATACCAACGATATTACTCATAATAATAATAATATACACAAATAATTTTCCAAATATATCTCATATTAGTATTTTCAATGGCTCTAGAAGTCAATTGAGTCTGTATCAGTTGCATTCTCAACCTTTTTTATACAATTATTGATTTTACTGTATAATACTTGTTTTGTTACATAAATTGTAATAAAACTATTAAAAAACTGTCCCTTTATACTAATAAAGAAAGACATTACTCTTTTTTTATTTCTACTACTATATATCTCTATTTTTTTACCATTAAAGTCTTTTAAATAAAAAAAAGGAACACCTATGGTTAAAAAATATATTTTTAGCTGTTATCCGATATAATCATCTACAGCTAAAATTGACTCTTCCTCTTCTTCTTCATCCAGTCCTATATATATTCTTGTTATCTCTGGACTAGAGTGGCAAAACATTTTTTGAACTAATAATAATCCATAGCTCGCCTCTTTACCACTTTTTATTGCATTCTTATATATGATATATCCATAAGTTTTCCTTAATCCATGATTGCATACAGAAAATTTTATATTACATGCTTCAGTTGCTCTATTTATAACTCTACATGTTTGTTTTGAATCTATAGGTTCTCTTTTATTTGTAGGTGATGGAAATAAATATTCCCAATCCTGTTTATCTTTAGTGTACTCTTCTAAGATTAATCTTAGATTATCTTTTATAATTGCTTTTCTAGGAACTAGTGTTTTTTTAAACTTATCTTCACAATACTCTTTCCCTTTTTTCTTTTTAAGATTAGTCCTCTTTTTCTTAGTTGTTTTTTGCTCAATTATCTTAAAATATCCTTTTTCTAAGGATTCTCTAGTTTCTCCTACTCTTAATTTAACTAAATCACCTACTCTATATCCAGTACCTAATGCAACCTGACTAAAAACATATACAACTTCATCATATTCTTTTAACCAGGCTTTAAATGCTTTTAAGTCATTTGGATTTTTAATTGGCTTAGTTTTACTTCCCACCGAACCCCACCTGCCTTATGGCACCACCTGGTCCTCGCTTATATCTGTAATTACCCATAAGTTGTTTTAAATCTCTTTCGGATAATTTTTCTTTTTTCTTTTTATTATGCTTTTCTAGTTTTATATATATATCAGGCTGATTATTTTTTATTATTTTTCCTACTTTCATAATATCACCCTTGTTTTTTATTTTATTATAATTTGGTGACTTTTACATGTATTATAGCGCTGCTCATATCCTCGCATGCTCCCATTACTTTATTCCTTAATTACTAATAATTAAGTCCATATTATTAATTTAATTTTCAAAGAACAAAAGGAACCTTGCTTATTTGCAAAGTTCCTTTAACCTCAAAATCTATATTGCTTTGTTTCTGACACCTTTGGTATCATACATATATGTTACATCTATTTTTTTAATTTGTCCTTATTTTTGTCCTTAATTTTTCCCTAATTTGTCCTTATTTTTTCCTTAATTTATCCTAAGTGTATAATGCAATAACAAATTTTCTTATTGCCTGTTTTTTTAACTTGTAGAATTCATTTTTATTTATGTTTAACTCATTTAAAAGTCCTTTTCTATTATTATTATATATATCTGTAAAATAACATTTTTCTATTATCTCTTTGCTTTTGGGATCTAATTTACTTAAAACTGTTGTTATTATCTCAACTATTCTTTCCTTTTCTTCCTCGTAAAAATACTGATTTTCTACTATAGAACTTCCATTAAATAATGGTTTAACCTTTATTTTATTCCAATTTGTAGCTTGTCCAAGTCCTGAAGCTTCTAATGAAATTAAAAAATATGGATAATCCCTTAAATCACTTTCTACCAACTTTACTGCTTTCTTGTATTCTTTTTCATCCATGACTAAGCCTCCTTAGTTTATTTTTGTTTTACTCTAAGAATATATGACCTTGCCCAGTTTCTTGCTTTATAACCTATTTTTACTAAGCCTTTTACTTATTTTTCATTCTCCTTTTATATTTGTTATATTATCTAACTAATTCTTTAGTTGTTATTCCTTCAATATTTCCTATGCTTACACCAAGCAATCTTTCTTTGCTAGCTTCATGGTCTATCCTATAACCCGTTATATTCCCAAGCCTATCTTGAGCAATAATTATTTCCTCGCATTTAAACTCTATCACATTTCCACTTTTCATATAAATCTTAGCTTCAACCATATTTTTACTCCTTTACTTTATATTTGAATTATGATTTAATTTCCTTTTTACTAATATAAATTTGCATAACATTTACATAACATTTTGATATTAAATCATGTATTAATATGATTTCAGATTTATCAAGTTCACCAAATTTATAATTCAACTCTACTCTTGGTACAGATAATCCATTAATATTATCTAATTCTACTGAAAATAATTTCATAACATCACCTTCTTAATTTATTGTTATAAAAAAATACCGTAAATTCATTTCTGAATGATACGGTATTAAAAAACTCTTTTTATTGATACAAACAACTTTCGGCAAAATTTCTACCAAAATCATTAATAGTAATAGTCTGCTTCTTAATCATTATTTGTATCTCATTTTCTTTTTCTTCATTTTTACATTTCTCGTATTTCTTTAAGACAAAATCATTTTTCTTAATTAAATTATAATTATAGCTCTCAATGCCTTCTTCCACAAGTGTTAGAATACCTAACCTACAAAGATTTTGGATGCTTGAAGATACTAAAAATGGATCTTCTTTATCTATTATATCAGGTACAAATATTTTTGGCATCGCATCAAGATAAGTGTTATTATCAATTGCCATTAGCACACGTGCACATGGTATATTGTTATGATATAAAACAATTTTTTTTAATACGACTGCATCTAATGGTGACATAGACTTTATGATATCTACATATGCTGGATGTGTATTTTTAACAGTATCATAATTCATGGCTGATGCTAATAGATTCATGTACATCTCTCTAAGTTCTTTTGTGTCGAATGTGTATTTTAGTGCCTCTAGTGTCGGACCAGCTATATTTAAAGGTGGCTCAATTAACTTATCATCTGGTATCTTTTCTATTTTTAATTTAAAAGATTCCTCAAACTCTGCAAGTTTGCATTTATATTTTATATTAGCCTTTTTAATTGGATACAGTAAAACATTGTTAATAAGTCCAACAATTGCTTGTAATGCTTCTCCACTCTCTTTTACAGCTGGCTTTAATCCATCATAATAAATGTCTTTGGATCCCTCTTTTAGTACCTCTGTACCTACTTTTTTAATTGAATTTTCACTCATTCTTACTCTCCCCTATATAAACTTAAATTAATATTTTTCTACTTTTTATATAAATTGTAACATTATGTGGTACATTTCATCAATGAGCTTATATCCATATTTTAATACCGTATTATTCAATTTTCAAAGAACATGATTCGCCTTATAATCAATTTACAAACTACTCTTCATATTCCACAACTATCTCTTCGCTATCTCCATAACTGTCTAGAATTATATTTTCATATCCTTCACTTATTCTCATAATTAATATTTCAAAATCATTTAAATGTCTTAAACTTCTTAAATCTGTAGTTTTCATATATTGGCTAGTATATTTACTATCTTCTGTTGGCTTCCATGCATGTATGCTAAATTCAAATTTTAAATCTTCATCTTCTTCACATTCAAATCTAACCATGAACGTTTTATAACTGCTCCATGTTTCACTAACTTCTTCAACATCAAAACTTGTAGTGATATATGCACCATCACAATCAAAGTCTAATTTATCTTTATCAACTTTATCTTCACAATATTTATTCCACTCTGAGAAGATATCACTTATTTTTAGTTCTCTTGGAATATTTTTACTTGCTATTAACTCCTTAAAATTTTCAAGTAATTTTTTATTTTCTAAACAACTATTTTTTAATACATCAGTTAGTACACTATCCAATTTAATAATGTACTGTGAGTAATCATAACTTTCTAAATACGGAATCATAACTGATTTTACTTTTTCTTCTACAACCTTTTTTACATCTCCACCCCAGCTAAACATATCGCTTATTGATGTTTCTATACACTTTTCTAATTGCTCTGCAATTACTTTTTCTATAATCCCTTTTTCAATTTCCTTTGTAATACAATCCTTTATACTATTTTCTAAACTATTCATTTTAAAATTCCTCGCTTTCATTTTTATATTTTAATCAAATATACTTATTTGTTTAGTTGAAGCAAATAGCCTCGGTTCAACTAGTACTGGATAATAATTAGTAACTGTATTCATATCCTCATACTTAAATTTTTTTTCTAATTCCTCTAATGTTGTTCCATCAGCTTTAAACGTTACTGGACTATCTCTGTCCATTCTAAGCATTTTATTCCATAAATCGGGATAATGCCTTCTTAAACTTCTCAAACTATTTAAGCTTTGCTTCGGACATAAATAACATCCTAACCTTTCAAATTTCCAGTACATTGGATTTCTAAATCCTTTTTCTTTTATATAATTTAGACAACTACACTCATTCATTCCTAATAAATATAATGGAGCAATACAATTGCTTTTTAATCTTTTATATCTTTCAGGTTCATCTGCCGCTATACCTACATATCGCTTATGATCTCCAACTTGTTTAAAGTATTTATTTAATGGTTTAAGTTTTAACCGACTATTGCACCAAGCCCCTATCATAAAAGGCCATCCCCATATTTGCCCTTTTCTTTTGCCTGTATTATTTACTGTATAAAAATACTCCTCAAATGTTTTTTCTGGTTTTATCCAATTAAACTCAACATTAGGTTTTAATTCTTTGAACTTTCTTTCTGCTATTCTTATAATGTTTCTTTGTTCTCCAAACTCTAAGCCTGTATCACAAAACACTATTCTATCTAAAGGCAATCCTAATTCTATTACTTTTAGTATCATAGCTGTACTATCTTTTCCTCCACTAAAACTAGCTATATATTGCATTAAGATACCCTCCTATATTCATACTTGATATTTTCTTCCATAAGTTCTGCATATATTTGAGTTGTAGCAGGACTTTCGTGTCCCATTATATGTTGCAATGTTGGTAGCGCCATGCCATTGTTTAATTTTTTAGTAGCAAATGTGTGCCTAAGTAAATGCGGGTAGATTGATTTCTCTATTCCTGCTCTTTGAGCAATATTCTTTATTTCTCTTTGAATACTTCTTTGTCCTAACCTCTTATGATTACCTTTACCTACTACAAATAAGGCTTCATTGTTATCTGTTCTTGTTTCTAAATATTTTTCTAATGCTATTTTGGTTTTTACATCAAAATAAACAATTCTTTGTTTATCTCCTTTCCCTATAACTTTTAAACTTTTCTCTGACCAATTAATATCAGCAATATTTATGTTTACTACCTCGCTAAGTCTGCATCCAGTGCTACTAAAAAACTCTATCAATGCCTTTTCCCTCTCGCTTTTACATGCAGCCTTTAATATTATTAATTCTTCCTCTGATAATGCATTTCTTAATCGTTTTGGTTGTTTAGTTTGTTTTAGTTTTTTAGCTGGATTTTTAGGAATGTATTCTTCATCATTCAGCCATCCGAAAAATGACTTTAGATGTGATATTGTTGTATTTACACTACTTGGCTTCATATCCTTACACCTTTGTGCAAGATACATTCGCAAATCAATTGTGCTTATTGTTGCAACTGTTTTATGCATGTAACTTGCAAATATACTTAAGTTATATTTATAACCTTTAAGTGTTTTATAACTTAATCCATCTAATTTTTTACTTGCTATATAAATTGCTATCTTTTCTTCTATATCACTTACAACTAGTGCTTTTTCCTTTGGAGTTATATCATACTCATACAATACTTTTTCTATTATTCCACGTATTTTTAATTGTTCTTTGTATTCCTTAAACTCCAAAGATAATTTGCCAACTAATTTAATAACTACTTCTTCTATGCAATTTGAATACATTCCCTATTCCTCCTTACTTTTTCCTACTCTCCTATTTCAATTTTCACTAAAATATTTCTTTAATTTTTTACGTTGCCAACTATATAACATTCTATGTTTATATGCTATATCTATCATCTTAGGTTCATTTTTTATCTTTATATACACATACATATAAAACTTAGCCCAAGCCATTTTCCAAAACATATCTCTTATGTCATATAATAAATCGTCAAGTTTCCGCCCTAACTCTTCAAACATTTTTATTGCTCCTTTTAATTGCTTATAGTTTCTATGCACTCTAGTATTTCTTTAACTTTATAAATTGTAATGTTATATGCATTTTTTGCTTTTAAACATTTTATTTTTTTAACTAAATCTTTCTCGTTATAACAGTGATCCATATATTTAAGTTTTAAAGTATCACCTTTAAAAAAATAATTTATTCTATAAAATTGTTGTGTTTCCATTTATATTCACTTACTTTCTACATACACAAAATCTTTATAAATTTTAAGTTTATTTTTCTTTTTATATGTGCCTATTATTTGTTTTTTCTCTTTTAGGTTCTTGTAAGGTATTGCTCTTATAATCTTCATTCTTACCTCCTAAAAAATTTAATTGTTCAAAATCTTCTTCTAATTGAAAATACAATTCTCGATATTCCCAACCTCTAGAAAATTTTTTCTCACCTTCTTTCAATTTCATTTTTACTACCTTCTTTTTTTAATTTTCTGTTGGCAGCTTGTAAAAGTTCTATAATGTCTCCATTCTCAAAGTAGCCTTTGACTACTTCTTCTGCTAATTTACTAATTAGGTTTTCTTTCATACTTTTTTTGCTCCTTAACTACCAGCTTGTCTAGTTGTTCACTGATATATATGGTCCTTGAATCTAATAATCCATAAAGTTCTATTGCTCTATACATTGACTCTCTTAAATCCTCCATACATATCTCCCCTTTAATTTTCTATTCTTATAATTTCAAGGGTTTCTCTATTAACAAACTCCTGAAAAGTGCTTGTATTCTTAACACATAAATACAACTTAAAGTTATATCCTTTTGCTAATAACATTGATTTTTGTTTTCTTGTAAGATTTTTACCGTTTTTCACTTTCTATTCCCCCATTTTCCTATTTTATGGCTGTCCTCTTCTTTTACCATAACGTGGTAAGTCCATACACTTAGATACTTCTCTTGCCATATAAGCATTAAACTCTTTGTCTTTAAGTTGAGCCTTTTTTATTTTTTGTTTTTGAATTGCTTTGTAAGTTTGTTTTGCTATGTTGCTCCAATCCAATTAACTCACCTCTCTTATTTGACTAATATGAAATGTTGTATTACACATTTTCCCTCGCTTTTCAAAATCAATACTGTATGCATCATAAGTAAAATGTTTTGACCTTACAGTTCCTTTATATGTTTGTCCATCATAATCAACTAAACATTTTTCTCCAACTCTTAGTTCTTCTATAACTGCTTTGTCTTTTTCATAATTTTCAAATAAAATTTCATCTTTTTCATATATTGGTTCACTTTCAAATTCTAAAATCCACCCTTTAGAATTTATTGCTATTGCTTGTCCTTTTTTCTTTAGAATTATATTTTCATCACCTTTTCGCTTAATAACTCTTTCAAATTTACCTTTATTTTTACTTAACAACTCTGCCTGTTCTTCATTGTAGTTTATGGCTATATTGGTAAGAAGAATTTGGTCCATAGGTAATACTGGACATTTATTTTCTATTACAAATTCCTCTTTACCAAATCTATTTATATATAATGTTTTATACTTGTTGTTTTCTGTGGTTTCTACCCCAAAACCACCACCACAATACTTAATTATCCTGTTTAAATTACATGTATTTTTGAACTTAGATACTACTTCTGCATTACTAATTAGTGCATCTTCCTTAATTACTACTTCTCTTTCTTTTAAATTAAATATTGGATTATCAAGATTTTTAGTAACAGCTTTAGGTATATTAATATCTAAGTCAAATAGACTTAATTGTCCCTCAATCTCAATTCTTTTCAAATTACTCTTTCATCCCCTCATCATTAAATCTCCAGCCTAATAAATCTTTTTCAAGTTCATCAAAGTCATATTTCCGTTGCTCAAAATTGTTAAAACTATCTACTTTATTACTTTTGCCAGTGACATTGTTAAATTCTTTTGATTTTAATCTATCTTCTGTTCTTCCTTCTTCTCTCCAGTTGCGCAAAATACCAAAAACATATCCTAAGTTTCTATTATTATTAAACATTGCTATTTCTATTGCTTCTTTAATCCACCACCCTTTAAAATCGTTAATAATACTTTTTATATTTTGAGTAGTTGCTTTTTTAAAATTATATTTTTCACAGAAATCTTTTAAATTGTCAAAATTAATTTCAAAACTACTACCACAATAAATGTCCTCTGTAGTTGTTGTCTCTATCTCTAATTCTGTCTCTAACTCTAATTCTGTCTCTATCTCTGTCTCTGGTGGAGTTTTGTCCGGACATTTGTCCTTTTCATTTTTTGATTTGGCTTTATTACAAGGTTCTATTCGTTTCGTTGGACTTTTGTCGGACTTTTGTCCCAATTCAAGTTTGCGTTTTTCTTCTTCAATCTTTAATCGATATGCTCTTTTTCTATCTGCTTCAGTAGAACTAGATCCTATAAAATTTTGTATATCCATAAGATATATAGCACCATTATCTAAAACTTCTAATAATTTAAATTGCTTAAATAAATCTATTGCAGCTTTAACAGTATCAATATCATGACCTAATACTGCTGATAAGGTCTGTAAACTATACGGTATATAATCTGTAACCATTAATTTTCCATTTCTTTTTAAAGATTTAAGATACATTTTTAATAAAATATTTGAATATTTATAACCATTAGGTAAACTTTCTATAACCCTAATTTCTTCTCGTTCATAAAAATTTTCTTTTATTCTCAAATAATAATAAACTTGATTGTCTGACATATATTTTTTCATTCCCTCCTTTGTTTTTTATTTATTTTTTATGATATAATATTGGTGTTAGGTAACTTATCCGAGTTACCTAACTAAATTAGATTTAACAAGAGTATTAAAGTTGGGATTGTTAGGACCATATCCCAACTTTTTTCTTTATTCTTTTTTAAATCTTTTATTGATATAACCCCCAATAATATGATGCTATAAGCTATAATGAAATTTTTACCCCAATTAAACATTTCATTTTCCCCCTAAATAAATTTTGATTTTTAGTCAATTTCTACTATCCTGTTGCATATAATATATTGAGAAGGTGTTTTACTAATTTTAAAAAATGTTTTAAAATTAATAGGCTGAAAAGCCTATTTTAAGTATTTTAATGGTAGATCTAAACTCTTTTGTTCAACATTTTGTATAGTATCTTCTAAAAGTTTTATTACAAAATTTGAAGTTATATCAAATCCTCCAAATTCATTTGTTATAAACTCTAGTATATTTTCAATTGCTTCTTCTCTTTTTTCTAATGATATACATACTTTTAAATTTTCCATATTAATACTCCTCAATAAATTAATAACTTATATTTGCAAATCTTTAATATTGTTTAAATCCGTTAAATCTTTACCTTCGTAAGTGTCTAAAAATCTTGTTAACTCAGTTTTTGTTATTTTTAAACTCCCTAACTTTAGAGCTGTTAAAACATTATTTTTTATTAAGTTATATACTGCATTTTTATTTATTTTTAAAAGTTCTGCAGTCTCTGAAACTGTAAAAAGTATTTGTTCCATTTAGTTTTCCTCCCAATTCCATAAGTCTTTATTAATAAGATCATTCGGTGTTGTCTTTAGTGATTTACATAGTCTACAAACTACTTGTAGTCCTGGATTAACATATTTACCACTTTCAAGCTCTGTAAGATAACTTCTTGCCACTTTACTTTTATAACTAACTTTAGAGATTGAAAGTCCTTTAGATTTTCTTATTTCTTTTGTATTTAAAACTACCATTAGGACCTCCTATAATTTTATTCCCCCTAGTCCCCACAGTAAGTTATTTTAAAGTATTAAAGTTAAATTCCTTAAAAAATTAATAAATTATTTTTTCATTTTCATATCTAAAGGTAAGAATATCTCCTGTTTTATCAGTTACCTTTATAGAATATCTATCTAACAATTCAAGCTCTATACAATCCATTTCAAAATTACTTTTTAAAAATTCTAAAACTTTAAATTGCTCTATTGTATTTACTTTCAATATCCTCACCTCATTTTTTATTAAGGTTGCAACCCTTTATATAAGCTATAATTTCTAATATTCGATTTAACCAACCCATCGAGAAGTTTCCGTTTGAATATTTTGATTTTTTGCATTTTTTGACCTATAATTTAATTATCAGCTTGACAGAGCTGAAATAGTTTTGAAAGGTGTGCTATTTATGAGTGTACAGGCCAAAATTCATTGTATTAATTGCGATAATGATTATTATGTCTATGAAAGAAATTTATCTCGTAATCAAATAATGAATTGTCCACATTGTGATTGTGTTATGGATGAAACAATGTGGCATTCTATTTGTGATGCTATTGGATCTGTTATGGATATAAATTATCATTTTCTTAAATATCACAATGAAAGAAATGAAGATTTATTCCAAGTATCAATTGAAAATTGTTACGTACCATTAAACAAATTTAAAAAATAGAATATAAAACATATTCAAAAACATCTTTTATAATTGTTGGTGATTTATTTAAGTTTTCTTTTTCTATAAGATTAGATATATCATCAACAATTCTTTCAAACTTTTCTTTTCCTAATGTTTGTATTAACAAATTTTCTTTATCCATTTTTGTATCCACTATTAGTTCCTCCTAACCTTTACTACAAGTCAAGTTTTTTTATTTTTTCTTCCATCAGTCTATCCCCCAATTTATTAGTTTATTAAGTATTTTTTTGTTTTTAAGAAATCTTCTATTTGCTCTTGTAATGCTGGATTAAATTTTATTGAAAACCAGTATCCATTGTTGTTTAAGCTTGTTTTTAGTGCTATGTCCATATCGCTTAATTCCATTTGTATATGATTTAAGCAAAACATTATGCCTTCAATGTTAGGTTTAAATCTTTCTGTAAAAAATCCAATGTTAACTGCTAGCTCCTCTAATGATATAAATCTACTTTTGTCCTTTTTTTCTTGACTTACTTTTACATCAATTTGTGGAATTGTAATACCTGCTGACATTAATAATGAATTTACTACTTTCATCCGTTCTGTATTAGAAACTGACATTTTGCTGAGCATAGAATCCATATGCTCTATGGTTCTGTTAACATCTTCAAGTTTCTGAAATTGATTAGTTGTTTGTACTGGTTCTATAGTAATATTTTGTTTTTTTACACATTCACTAGCTTTAAAGTATGACTTTACTAATGTCCTTTGTACTTCCCATGAAAGTTCATCTTGCATTGGTTTAACCATCATTAAATAGCCTGTTTCTGTGAATATTGGTATATTCTTAGATGCAGATATTGCTTTCCTACTTACATCATTGCTTGCACTCAAAGTGTGAGCAAATTCATTTGTTTTATCTAAAATATAATAATCTTCACCCTCAATTAAGTATTTGGAATTACTTTTAAAGTTTTTCCTTATATTCTTAGTATCTACTCCATGTGCTTTAGCAATGTCCCACATAGTAACTACTCTTTTACCGTCATATTCTTTAATCATTAGTTGTTGATCATTTACTGTTAAAGTGTTACTCAAGTTCTTCTCAACTCCTTAAATAGTAGTAATGCAACAAATAGCTACCTTTTACAATTAAATTCTAAATTTTTAGCCACTACTTTTTTTTAAATAGTATACTTAGCAATTCTTTTAAACCACATTTAATTTTGCTTATAGTACTTTGTATTGCTGCTTTTCTAAACAAAGGTCTTAGTTCTTCTATTACCTGCATTGTTTCTTCATCAATAATCATTTTTTTATTTTCCAATTTTGCCTCTCCTTTACTTAATAATTTCTTTTTTAATAGACAAACTAACTATGCAATATTTAAAATTCTTTTTTTAAATTTCACAACTTAGCAATTTGCTAATATTCTTTTTAAAAAAAATTTCATCCATAGTTATTTGTGGTACTTTTTCTTTTAAAATTTGTGTTATATAAAACATCTCTGTTTGATTAAAGTCTTTTTTCCCTGTTTCTTTATGATTATATGTTGTAAGACTTACACCTAATTTCTTAGACATCTCTAATTGAGTTATATTTAATAATTTTCTATAAGCAATTAATTTATTATTCAAATTCTCACCTCCATATTAGCAATTTGCTAATGTCATTGTATTAATAATAACTTAGCAAATTGCTAATGTCAATAAGTATTTTAAACTTTTTTTAAAAAATTATGCAATATGCTAAAATTTCTTTTAATTAATTAGCATATTGTTATAATTGTATGAGGAGGAGATATTATGGATAGCTTTGGCAAAAGACTAAAAAAACTTAGATTAAATTTAAAATTAACTCAAGAACAACTTGGAAAAGTCTTTAGTGTTACGAATGTGGGAATTGCAAAGTGGGAAAGTAATGATAGATTCCCTGATAAAGATACTCTAGTAAAGATAGCTGACTATTTTAATGTTTCTATAGATTATCTATTATGCAGAACTGATAATCCTAATGCTAAAATATACACTGGTGATTTAAATGGAGATAAAGTAGAGATTGAAGTAAATAAAGACTATCCTCACGAATTAACTCCTGATGAAGTAAAAGAACTAATCGATAACCTAAATGAAGTTGGTTTTGATGTAGATAAACTTATAGAAAAAGTTAAAAACAAAGACAATAAGAAGGACTAAGCAGTTAATATAAATAAATATTGACTGCTTAGTCCTTCTAGAATCATACGTTAAAACATTCATAATAAATATCACATGTTCATGGAGGAAAATTATGAATACTTTAGGAAATCGTCTTAAAAAATTAAGAATGAATAAAAATTTAGAACAAAAAGACTTAGCACAAATTTTAAAAGTACATAAAGGAACTATATCTAATTGGGAAAATGATAAAAGAAATCCTGATAATGATATGATTGTTAAAATAGCAAACTTTTTTAATTGTAGCACTGATTACTTGCTAGGTCGTACTGATGCTTCTATAAAAACTATTGGTGATAGAATTCATAGTATTAGAGAGTCTTTAAATTTGACAGGCGAAGACTTTGGGAGAAAACTTAATGTAACTAAAGTTGCAGTATCTAATTGGGAAAACAACAATAGAACTCCTGATGTTAACATGCTTGTTAACATCGCCAAATTAGGAAATGTATCAGTTGATTGGTTGCTATGCCAAACTAATATTTACAGTAATACAAGTTTAAATGAAGATATATTCGCTATCAAAGTAAATAAAAAATATCCTTATGAATTAACTCCTACCCAAGTAAAAAAACTAATTGATAGTTTAGATGAAGTTGGTTTTGATGTAGATAAACTTATTGAAAAAGTAAAAAGTACTGTAGACTAAGTAGTAAATTTTAATAACTACTTAGTCTTTTTTTATTAGTTTATGTCTAATTTTGTTTTTAAAAGTATTTTTATGTATGAAAGTTCTGTATACAGACAATTACATAATATTTTAAAATATGTAATAATTATGGCAATAAAGGGAATATATTTACTTTTTATAATATTTTTCTTATTTTTAAAGGGGATGTTGTTATGCTTAGAAATATTTTAACTATTAAAATTAATGGACAAACTATTTTTAAAAAAGATATCTGTGAGCCGACAAGGGAAGATTTTACATGTGGAAAATGCTCGGCTATTGTAACAGAATATATTAAGGAGGTGGAGCATAATGCAAGGAAGTGTAAGAAAAAAGGGGAATAA